GGGAGATTGTTTCAATGTCTACACCCTGTTCCGCCAAAAGAGACGTATGGGTGTGACGAAGGGTGTGAGGGGTGATCGTGCGCCCTAATGCCTTTTTAGATACCTGGTTTAACTGGTAACGATAGGTAGGATAGGCCAGAGGGTTTCCCTCCTGCTGAAAAACCAGATCATTTCCGCAAATGAGCTTATTTGCGAGCGCACATTTTTTCAGTTCTTTCGCGAGAGCAAATAACTCGTCCTGAATGTACACACGTCTCTTCGAAGAACGTGTTTTCGGTGAACTGCTAAGTTTGTTTATGTAATCATAATTAGTAGAAATGATAATATAGCGGTTCTTCAGATCAATATCATTTGCCGTAAGCGAAAGAGCCTCTCCAATTCTGGCACCGGTAAGGACCAAGAAGCGGGTAAGCGTTCGCCATGGTTCTTTTTTCATTTCCTTAAGAAGTTTTGTAACTTCGTCAGATTCAAGATATTTTTGTTCGATGTCTTCATCGGTACCTTCGAAAGGAGATTTCTTTTCCAATTTGTCCAGGTAAGACTTATCTTCGATGTAGTCATTTTTAAATCCCCAAATTATCATTCTTTTAAATACAGAGATTCGCCCGGCAGCAAGTTCAAGATCTTCGCCAGGATCAACAATATGCTCCCTGACATAACGGGCAGTAAGTTTGTTTGCAATACAGTCTGCTCCTAACATTTCCACAACCTTATGACTGTTTCTTTTCTCGGAGATATAAGAACTCTCTTTCCAGCGTCTTCTTTTGTCAGTTAGCCATTTTTCTCTGAGTTCGGCAAGAGTGATATTAGAAACAGTCCTTGCATCCAGCAAGGCATCTATTTTCGCAAGAAGTGCTCGCTGCGCAGACTTTCTGGCTTGTGCGGTATTTTTCACTGTCGTAATAGAAACTTTCTTTTCTTTGCCTGTTATCGGGTCTGTGTAGCGTTCTACATGCTTATACTTGCCGTTCTTTGTTTTCTCGGTCCACATATACATCATCCTTTCGTAAAAATGGGTATAAAAAATACACCCTGTTAAAAAATCGGATGCTGTGGTATAATCTAGTTGCTAGGTTAGGTTATACAGTCAGCATCCATGTTGACAAGTAATCTATGAAAAAGCCCGGTGTTGGTAGCACTGGGTTTTTCTTATTTATTCAATTCCATAATTCATATCCACAACTCCCAGCGGCTCAAAAAATATCATGTAATTATCTATTACAGTGCATTTCCCGTATTTTAAGAGATAGGCATCCAAAGCATCCTTTAAAAATGCTTCTGTAACATCCAGATGCTCTGCCATTTCGTGTAGATTCCTACAGCCATATTTGTAAGCGGATAATATGCCAGATAATCCAATCTGTTTGTTATAAGCCCACATTCGGGCTTTACGTTCTTGTTTTATATTCTCTATTTCTGTCTGATCTAATACATCTCCTACGTTTGTATAATGATGCCCAAGTTCTTCGGCAAGGACACAGGCTTTCTTTGCCTGGGTGGGAATATCCTTTCGAATTGCTATGCGGCTTCCTACGATTAGACCATCATGAGTAGAGAGCGGTTGTTCTTTTACTGCCAGACCTTCCTGGTCAGCAGCATCTAAAAGCTGTTCATATGTCAAGTGAGACACCACCTTCCCATGTAATAGTTGCTATAATCCTAATTCTTTTAAAACTTCTTCCTGAGACATTACAGGTTGATAATCAGGGTCACCAGAATGATATGCATTAAGAGCTTCGAGTTCTTCTGGTTCTGGAGCAACTTCTTCTACATTGTTAAGCAAAAATGCCGCCTGAATTAAATTCCAGACTTTTTCAGCATCTTCATCACTCATAATAGTAACAGCACCAAAGATTCTTTCTTTTACATTAGACATATAATCACACTCCTTTATAAATTTGTCCACGGTTACCAATATCAATAATATCAATGATAACACCATTCACATCAAATAATACTCGAAAATTACCGACACGCAGACGATAACCAGAAGCTCCTTGTAATTTTTTTATATCACCTTCTAATGGTAATCTGGAGATGGCAGTCATCAAACGTTTCTGTGTAGGCTTATCTTGTTTCTTTAGAAATTTGATAGCCTTTTTGCCATAAATAATTTGAAACAATAAAATTCTCCTTTCTTAATCCCATAAACTATCGTCTTTCATAATATCTAAATCACTTTGTTTTCCTTCTGGAGTAGCTTCTATATCAGTACGAGGATGAGCGGCGCGGAGTTCGTCTTCTTTATAAACAGAAGAATTTTCCTTTATTTTTTTATTAAGGATTTCGGCATACGCCATATAGCGTTTATAAACGCCTTGTAGCTCATTGGTACGTTTTACTTCTAATAGAGTAACCGTATCAACAAGTTTTCTTCCGTCATTATCAAGCTTCCTGTATTTTTCTATATGTTCTTTTTCGTCAAGAGACACTAAAAAATCTGTGCGATGTATTTCTGAATCTACATTCTTTTTATGCCCATATCCAAACGTTTCTAAAACATCGTTTATTCCATATGCTTTACACATAATCAGCAAAGCCCCAGGTGTCGGTTGACTATTATTCTTTTCCCAACTATATATAGTTTTTTCAGAAGCTTTAAAACCTTTAGAAATTAACAAATCAGAAATTTCTTTTACAGATTTACCAGCTTCGATTCTACACTTTTTTAATGTTTCGCCAATAGAATAATCCATAACAAAACCTCCATGTTCTCAATAATAAGAATTTGTAATCTCAATATATCACTTGATTTTTAACGTGTCAATAAAAATTCTATGAATATTAGAAAAACATATTGACATTCTTAGAAAATTGGAATAATATACAAATAAGTTCTTAGCAACTTAGAAAGGAGGAAGGAAAATGGATGGGGCAACAAAACAAATTTCTGAGTATATTAGAGAAAAAGGATTTAATTTATCCGAAATTGCCAGAAAAACAAATGTTCCATATATGGCTCTGTATGACAGCCTCATGAATGAGAAGAGGGACAGAAGTCTACGGGTAGATGAATTTCTAACATTGTGTAAACATTTAGAACTTGACCCAATGGTATTTTATCCAGATGAACAGAAGGAGGCAGGATAATGAAGTTTGAAGACATAAGTTTTTACGTAACAATTGGGATGGCAATTATAAATATTACAGGTGCCTTGCGAAAAGTTGCAAAGATAAAGAAAGAAGAACCTCTCTATAAAATTTACGAAGAGATTCTTCTACAGAGAATCTTGATATGGACAATGATTATACCGCTTACCTTTAATAAGATTAATGTTTTTCTGTGGAAATAGAACGTTTAATTTTTGAAAGTTTGGAATCAATACGATCAAGAAGCTGAGTTTGTTTATGGGAATCTTCTAACATTTGACTTTGATATTTAGCATTGGCTTTATCGGAAACATAATCATGCCAAAGTGTGTAAGGGAAATCCATCAGTGGTAATAAAAGAGTTATAAATATTATTAAATATTTTTTAAAAGCATCAATATAGATAGCTTTTGAATTCTTAGACGAAGTGGTTTCTACAAAGATATCATCATCTTCTAAGGCAGCTTTTTGAACAGCCATTGTAGCTTGGTAATAAGGTTTCATAGCTTTTTGAACAGCCATTGTAGCTTCGCGATATGGTGCAGTAGCTTTTTGGATTTTTCTCAAGAATTCATTTTTATATCCTGTGAATTCTTGCAATCCTTATCATGCATGGCTAGATTGGCTTGATAAAGGTGGAACCACGGAAGAATGGGAACGCTTGAAAACACTTGGTAAATCTGATAAGATGCAGTTAACGAAGAAAGAAAAGAAAACACTTCTTGAATACAAGAGTTCAGCATCTTATAGAATTAATGAGCTACTAAGAAATCATAAAGATACAGATGAACTTCCAGAACAGGAACGAAAGTTTGTAGAAGAGTTAGATTCTGCTTTATCAAAGATGCCCCAATATGAAGGAAATCTTATACGGACAGTTGATTTTACGGCTTTTTCAGATAAAAATGAGAGAATTGAAAAATTTATGAAAGAGTATGTTGAAAATGAGACAGTCACAATAAATCAATATTGGAGCATGTCAAAAGAAAGAGGGTATAATGAAGATGCAGACATACAAATTTATGTTCAGTCCTCAAAGAAAGGAAGAGATATTAGTTCGATTGGTTTAGATGAAAAAGAAGTGCTTTATGAACGAAAACAAGAATTTTGTGTTGTAAAAACAGTGAATTACAACGGAAAATATTTCATACTTTTAAAGGAGCGATAGCGATGGGCTTAACAGCAAGAGAATGGATATGGTTGCCGCGAGATGAGCAGGAAAGAAGAAAAGGAGAATTATCTCAGCACGAATGTTTTTTACTTCGAACTAGATACGATGATGTACATCCTACGGAAAAGGAAAAAGCAAGTCTGACCCAGGAAGCAAAAGAGAGGATGCTACAAAAACCAAGTGAAGAAGAAATTCGAAAGTCAAAAGAAAGTGATTTAAAAGTAATGAAGATGTTTGGACTTATTCCAGAACAAGTGACATTTGAGGAATGGGAAAATGCAGGATATCCTATAGGATGGAAAAACGAGTGATTTTATCTGACTTCCATTATCAATACTTGTAAGTTTTGATAATGGACAGATAACAACGAAATATAGAGCGGACAGCTTTATCAAAACTTATTATC